ATTGGCAAAATTTTTGCGTCAGAATTTATATTTTACCACTTATTTATTAACAGGAGTTAAGCTTGCGCCTTATCAAGAGATTACTCTTAAGGGCATGTTCAATAGAAACTTCAACATGTGTGTTTGGGGTCGTGGTTGCGCCAAATCATTCATAGCTAGTGTGTATTGTGTGCTGCAATGCATATTTGAACCCAATACAAAAATTCTGATAGCTGGCCCTACGTTTCGTACAGCTAGAGCTATATTTAATAACATAGAAAAGATGTCTGAAACTAAAGGCGCTGAGTTATTATTCCAAGCATTTGGTGCCAAAAGTAAAAGAAATGACTTATACGAGTGGGATATCAATGGCGGATCTATCAGAGCTATTCCTCTAAGCGGCGAAAAGATTCGTGGTTTCCGCGCTAACATACTTGTGCTTGACGAGTTCTTGCTACTTCCTGAAGAGATAATTAAAAACGTATTGATGCCATTCCTTGTTGCGCCTCAAGACATGAAAAGACGTATTGATGTGCGCGAAATGGAAGACTTGCTAATCAAAGAAGGCAAAATGAAAGAAGAAGACAGAATGGTCTTTGTTAACAATTCAAAAATGATAGCTTTGTCTTCTGCTAGTTATACTTTTGAAAATTTATATAAGACTTACCAAGAGTGGGTAACAAAAATTACTTCTCCAGAGAAAGAAGACTCTACTTATTTCGTTTCTCAGTTGGGCTATGAAGCTTTGCCCGCAGAGATGATAGATAAAACAATCATCGAAGAAGCCCAGAGTGGTGGAACATCTCACTCAGCATTCCTAAGAGAGTATTGCGCTCAATTCACAGATGGATCTGATAGTTATTTCAGCGCCAAGAAGATGGAAGAATGCACATTAAAGGATGAATACCCTCATACGCTAGTAAAAGGCAGCCCAGATAAAAGATATGTAATAGGAATTGATCCTAACATGAGCGATAGCCCAAATGCGGACTACTTTGCTATAGCCGTATTAGAAATAGACGAAGAAACAGGCATTGGAATCTTAGTTCATACTTACGCTGGGCTAGGAAACTTAAATAATCACGTTAAATATTTTTCTTATTTAATGTCGAACTTTAATGTCGTTTTTGTGATCTGCGATAATGCTGGAGCAGACATATTTTTTGACACATGCAATGAATCTGAAGTATTTAAGAATAATAAAATAAAAATAAAATCAATAAACTTCAATCCTGACTTAGAAGGAACAGAATATGAGTCTGAAACTCGAAACGCAAAGGCTCAATACAACCAATCAGAAGGAAAGATAGCTTTTAGCCAAGTCTTCTCTTCTAGCTTTATTAGAAAAGGTAACGAATATCTACAAGCTTGCATAGACTATAAGAAAGTTTTATTTGCTTCTAGAACTTGCTCTAATGATAAATTTTTTAGCCAAGTAATAGATACTAATTTACCAAGAGAACTAATCTTTAATGGCGACAAACAAGATTGGACCAACCTAGACTTCATAGAACACCAAGACGACTACATTTATCAAACAAAGAAACAGTGCGCTCTAGTAGAATATACGACTAGCTCTAGAGGAATGCAAAACTTTGACTTGCCCCAACATTTAAAGAGAGGCTCATCCGCAACCAGAGCTAGAAAAGATAACTATTCGGCATTTATGTTGGCTAACTGGGGACTGAAATGTTATAATGATATAATGAAGCAAAATGTAGAAAATAATACATTTACATTTACTCCAGTAATGTTTTAGTGTAATTCCTTTAGGGTATGCCTAATTTAGTTAGAAGGAAACAAGTAGATCAAACAGAGTTTTCTGGCTTTTTCGTAGAAGTCGGAGACGTTAATTATTACCCTTTAGATACTAATCCTTCAAACTTTATAGATAACGCAGATCTTGCTACAGCTACTGGACAGGTTTATGTAGATTTGAATGCTACGTCAGGAAATCTAAATACTACGATCATCCTTACTGGCCAAAATATTTTAGCTTACTCAGATTCTATTAGTGGAGCTTTGTCAACGCGATTGGTTGACTCTGGAAACTCATTAACAGCATCGATTAACTCTTTAAGTGGTTATGTTGTTTCTGTAAGCGGAAATTTAACTGGGCAATTGTCTCAAACTAGTGGCGTTTTAAATACTAAGATTAATACGACTAGTGGAGATCTAAAATCTTATACAAATACAGTCTCAGGAAATTTATCAACACAAATTAATTCCACTTCAAGCGTAACTACAGTTAATTCAATTGTTAGTGGCAATAATTTTAATTTTACTGGACAAAAGATTTTTAATTCTACAGTTTCAGCCCCAAGAGTAAACCTTAGTGGCTTAGCTGCTCCTAGTCAAATAGCTATAGTAGCTTCATCTGGCATGGTTTCCATAGTTGGTTCATCTGGAACCTTTATGTCTTTCGTAGAAACCGGCATTGGCAGCGCATCGAATTCTCTCTGGGCAGTAACTGATGCTGCTGGTCTACCAATGCTAGAATTGTATGACGATTACAAACTAGTTTTGGGTCATGATTCAAGAAAGTCCATAGTATTGAGCGGAATTTCTGGTTATGTAATTATGCCAAATCTGCCAGACTATACTCAAACAACAAGTTTGCCCAGTGGTTCACTTTTTAGAAGCGGTAATTTTTTAATGATTAAATAGGAAAAAAAATGAGAAGAAAAAAAATACAAGAAATCATTCCTCTAATGGCATCTGCCTCTACTTCAACAGATGCTCCTATATCTGCTCGTAGAAATATCGCTGGCAACATTGAGAGAACAGATCGCTTTCATAATATCGATTATGGTCTAGTTCCATTCAAGTATTCTAACACCATATCAAATAAAAGCTCTCTGAATGTCAGAGATGCGGTAATTCTTTGCCAAAAAGCTTATTACAATTTCTCTTCTTTCAGAAATGTCATTGATTTGATGACAGAGTTTTCTTGTAGTCCAATATATTTTACTGGAGGAAATAAGAAGTCTAGAGATTTCCTCACAGCTTTATTTAAGAAGATAAATATTGACAATTTCATAGATAAATTCTTCAGAGAATACTATAGATCAGGCAATGTTTTTATTTATAGGTTTGATTATAAGGTAACTCAGGAAGACGTAAATAAAATCACTCAAGTTTTTGGAAGCGAAGCTCTAGCGGCAAGTCAATTACAGCTTCCTTCTATGTACATGGTATTGAATCCAGCAGACATTCAATATGGTGGTAATATTTCTTTCGTTGGAACAAACTACTATAAGATTCTTACTGATTACGAGCTAGAAAGACTTCGTAACCCAACTACTGATGAGGATAGAGAAGTATTAAAGAGCTTAAGCGAAGATAATAAACTAAGACTAAAGAGAAAAACTTTATCTGGAGCTGGAGCTTTCATAACTATTCCTCTAAACACAGAAAAAGTTTCTGCCGTATTCTATAAAAAGCAAGATTACGAGCCATTCTCTATTCCAATGGGCTTCCCTGTCCTAGAGGATATTAACTGGAAGCAGGAAATGAAGAAGATGGACATGGCTTTGACTAGAACCACTCAGCAAGCTGTGTTGCTAATCACAATGGGTTCTGAATTGAAGAGCGGCGCTTTAAATATTAACCAAAAGAATATTGAAGCAATGCAAACTCTTTTCCAAAATCAATCTGTAGGAAAAGTATTGGTTTCTGATTTCACTACTAAAGCTGAATTCATTATTCCAGACATTGCTAACATTCTTGATCCTAGAAAATACGAAGTTGTTAACACAGATATCCAGCAAGGTTTAAATAATATCCTTATTGGTGACGAAAAATTCTCTGCTACCAGTATCAAGGTTAATATCTTCATGCAAAGACTAGAGCAAGGTCGTCAAGCTTTCATTAATAACTTTTTAGTTCCAGAAGTTAAGAGACTTTGCAAGAGTTTGGGATTCAAGAATTTCCCAATGCCTCATTTTGAGGAAATAGACATAAGAGACGACTCAGTTTGGCAAAGAGTTGTTGCTCAATTGATGCAGTTGGGAGTATTGACAGCGGAGGAAGGCATGCAAGCTATATCTAGCGGAAGACTTCCAACTCCTGATGAATCGATTGAGTCTCAGAGAAAATATAAAGACTTAAAAGACGAGGGATTGTATGTCCCACTAGCTGGAAATGCAGCAGGTGGAGCAACAGGTAGACCTCCAGGTACTTCGACTCCTCAATCTACTAAAACAGTTTCTCCTCCAGGATCAAATAAAAAGGCTCCTGCAATAGCTAATTATTCTGTGGCTAATATATCTAAGGCTTTTAAGGAATATGAGAACTTAACTAACGATGTTGCTGAAGCCTTAAAGAAAAAACATAAAAAGAAAAGCTTAAATAAAGAACAACAAGAAGTAGCTGAAGCTTTGGCAAAAGCTATCTTTATGAATGAAGAAAAAACTAACTGGAATTCTTCAATAAAGGCCTATTTAGCTGGAAATACTAAATCAAATCCTGAGAGAATTAATGAGCTCGGTAAAATAGTAGAAGAGCATTCTATTGATTTATTTTCTGCTGCTATACTAAATTATAGTCAAACTTATTTGGAAAAAGTGTAATATTTTATAATATTCTAAAATGAATTTTGAAATAGAAAATGGAAATTTTAGCAAAACTCTTGAGAAAAAGGGTTTTTCCATTGATTTGCTTAGTAAAGATATCGGCTTAATCAGCAAAGAAAATGCTGAGTCCGAAGGAGAGGCTGCTAGGAGCAAGGCGGGGCAGTTAGATATTAGTATAGAGGCTAAAAGACCTGGACCTAAAAGTTCAGCTCAAACACCAGCTAAGCCATCAGAGAAAAAGAGCGGATCTTCTAAAAATGAACCAGGGTCTGCTGGAGAGAAATCAAATAATGCTATTTCTTTTTCTAAAAACGTAATAGAGGCATTAAAGAATAAAGTTAAAGAACATAACTCTAAAAACTCAAGAAAAGTAAGTCTTTCTCAGTTAAAGAAAGTTTACAGAAGAGGCGCTGGAGCTTTTAGCACTTCTCATAGACCAGGAAAAACAAGAGGTCAATGGGCTATGGCAAGAGTAAATATGTTTTTAAGAATGATGTCTGGTGGCAAAGTAAAAGACGCTTATAGAAAAGCAGATCAAGACGTAGCGAAGGCTTCTTTAAGCACTATTGATGTTTCTGATTCTTGGGAGCCAGAAGAGGAGGATTTTGCTCAAGCTGCTTTGGACATTTTAGAAATTGGAGACTTTGATTTTGATAGTCCAGACGATCTTTACTTGGACGAAGATTCAAACGCAGAAAAATGGTACGAAATTTAATTATGAACTTCCAATATACTACAACATTCAGTTCTATTCTAAAACCTTTGGTCTCAGAAGAGAAGGATAAATATTTAGCATTAGCTTCATTGATGCAAGTTGGCAGTTTTATCCCAAATGTAAATACTGAAAAAAATGTTGATCTATTGCCAGTAGCTTTTAATGCCGCTGTAGTTAATAGAGTAAATAAAAATGGAGACGTAATTGACGCCGCTACTGCTGCTTCTCTTTATAAAGACTTTATTAATAAACCAATAAACTTAGAGCATAATAGAGAAAAAATTATTGGAGTAATTTTAACAGCAGGATTTAGTGAGTTTGGTTCTGATACAGTTTTGACCGAAGAGGAGATAAAGAACCTTAAAGGTCCATTTAATATTACTCTAGGTGGAGTTCTATGGAGAATTGCTAATCCTAATTTAGCAGATATGATAGAAGATTCAAGCGATGCTACTAGCAACAACTATCAAAAGATTAGTGCTAGTTGGGAGCTTGGTTTCAGCGACTACAATTTGGTAGTAATAGAAGGCGAGTCTAAGAACATCGAAGACGGACTAGAAATCTCAGACGCTTCTCAAATAGAAGATCTAAAAGCTAATCTTAGAGCTTTTGGCGGATCTGGAAAAATAAACAAAACTAAATCAGTATACAGAAAAGTCGTTGGCAATGTTATTCCTCTAGGAATTGGCCTAACAGAAACACCTGCTGCTGATGTAAAAGGAATTGTTATCGCCAAAAATGAAGTAGAAGAGATTAAAGCTGAAGAAAATATTTCCAAAATTGAAAATTTGAATGTAAATAATACTATAAATCAAGATACTATGAAAATCACAAGCATCAAGGATATCACAGATGAGAGTTTGAAGCAAGTTTCTGCCTCTCAGATCTCTGATCTAATCGAGCAAGAACTAAAGACCGCATCTGAAAAATTCGCCGCCGAAAAAGGCGCTGTTGAGTCTGCTTTAAAAGCTGCTCAAGAACAATACGATACTCTTTTGAGTTCTCAAGACGCTCTTAAGCAAGAAGTTGATTCTCTAAAGTCAGCTTTGCAATCCGCCCAAGAAGAGATGCAAAAGGCAGCCGCTTCTGAGGCTTTCAATGCTAGAATGGCCAGCTTCGAAGCTGAGTACGATCTAGATGCTGAGGCTAGAGAGATTATTGCTAAAGATATATTTAATCTTGATGATGAGTCTTTTGCCGCATATAAGAATAAGATGGCTATCTTCATGAAAAATAAGAAGAAGGGCATGAAAGAAGACTCAATGAAAGAAGAGAGTAAGGAAGCTAAGGCTTCTGTAACTGAAGTTGTCGAAGAGGTAACTGATTCAGCTAAGAAAGAGGTCGTTGGAGTTCCAATGACATCTTCAGCTTCAGAATCTTCACTATTCGACAAATATAAAAAGGCTTTTGATTACGAAGGCTTCGTAGTCAGCAAATAAACAAACAATAAAAAATAAAGGACAAATATGGCTTATCAATTAAGACCTTTCAGAGATTATGATGAACATGATGTACTAAATCTGTTCGCATACGACACAACAAACCTAACAGCCGGTCAAATTCAAGTCCCCAAGGGCGTACTAGTTAAAGTCGCCACTGGTTGGAAGAACTATGACTCAGGTGCCGTACTTGGCGGTGGAATTGATTTCATCGGCAGCGCTGGCACTTTGGCCCCAACAAACGTAGTTTCTCAACGCTACGGAGTAGTTGCTAAGGTAGTTGCATCTACAACCGGAGAGACTCCAATCGGAATGACTCTTTATGATGTAAGAGACGTTGACGAGAACGGCGAGCTCCTCAAGTACAAGCCCCGTAAGGCTGCTGAGATGCAAGCTGTAATTCCTGGACAAGCAGTTCCAGTAGTTACCCGTGGTATCTTCCTAGTTCAAGGCGTTCTTGGAACTCCTACCGCTGGTGGAACAGCTTACGCTGGTCTAACAGGTCAAATTACCGCTTCAACAGGAACTCACCCAATTTCCAACGTTGCAATCGGTAAATTCCTAGGTGCCGCAGATACAAACGGCGAAACCCTCGTTAAATTGGCCCTATAATATAAAGGATTAACATGAGAATTAAACTAAAAAATACACCTGAACAAGTAGAGCTAATCAAAGCCCTTGGTTCTAAAAACAGACTAGTTGCTGCTGAGGCTGCTGAGGCCTTCGCCGCTTTCCTAGGACCTGTTATCCAAAGAGTTATTTTGCAAGCCGGTACAGCTTCACAAATCTATACTGATGCTCCATACGATGAGAATGACTCTCCTAGCTATCCTCTTGATCTCTATTATCAAGAGCTAAACAACGGTTACGTTAGCGTTTGGTCCCAAACCTTAGCTGGTGGATTGCCTAGCGCTCAAGACGTTTCCGCCATTCAAGAGGTTAAAATTGCTACCTATCGTCTCGATAGCGCAGTTTCAATCAACAAGAGATATGCTCGCCAAGCTCGTTTGGACGTAATTGCCAAGCTAGTTGAGCGTATGTCCCAAGAAGTTCTTGTAAAGCAAGAGCGTAATGCTTGGGCCGTTATCTTGAAGGCTCTCGGAGAGGCTTCTACAACTCCTCAAGGTGGATCTGCTCTAAAGCACTACATCGAGGCTGGAACACTCACTCAATTCAAGCTTGACGACCTCAACAAGTTGATGACCCGTGTCAAGAGAATCAATGAGTCATGGGCTGGCGGTACTCCTGCTGATCCATACAGCACTGG